GATACTCTAACCGCTTTCTTTTCGGACACGGGTTCGACTCCCGTCAGCTCCACCATAAACCATCAAGACGAACACACTACTTTTATCACGATGATAGGTAATGTGTTCGTTTTGTTTTGTCCGTTTCCGGGCCTGAAATAGAAATAAATTAAGTCTAATTTGTGAACAAATAGAACATCATTAGAGACCCATTACAACAAAATAAGCGGCGGGCAATCCCTGAAAAAGGAGACGGCCTGCCGCTTTTATTATGGATTATTTAATTTGCCGGTAACTTGCCAGTCAGTTGTCATTGCCGATCTGCTTAATAACCTGATCCGCGCCGGTAGCCGCAAGGCCGGAAACAATGCCCACGGCCAGGGCGGTCAGGGGATCGGCGGCCGGGAAGTCCGGCACGTTGATGTACATGGCGGCAAGGCCCAGCAGGCCGCCAAGGGCGCCGCAGATGGACGGCAGCCATTTGTTAGCAAGCGGCGTTTGTTTGACCGCTGTTGCCGCCAGGTAGCAGATAACCGTAATCGCCGCCACCCCTGCCATACCAAAAGATGCAAAATCCATGAGTTTTTCCTCCTATGTATTCGTGTTCAAGCGGTTTTGTTCTCGAGATCGGTGATGCGGTGGTTTGCAACCTTGATTTGTTCTTCCAGCACCGGTACACGTTGGGCAAAATTATTGTGGGCACGGACTTCACGGGTCAGCTCTTCAATTTTTGTATCGGTCACGGCTTGCGCGGTGGCCATCCTCTGCTCTGTGCGCCGCTGCCCGGCAAGATTGGTAATAATAACGCCGATAAGGCTCAACCCGCCAGTAATCAGCGCAACAACAATAGCATCCACCAAATCACTCCTCCACATATTCGGCCTTGTACAGCCCTGCATCAATCAGTTGCAGCTCTGCACACTTGCGCATAATGTACCAGGCGTCGCCGCTGGATACCGGGCCGATGTCCAGCATCCACTGGTTGCCATCCGCACAGGTTTCGCGGTACAGGCCCGCCGCGATTAGCCCCAGCCCCTCGCACAGGGCGCGGATGGTGCTGCGGTCGCCGCTGGAGATACGGCCAATGGTGATTTGCTGCTTGTCCAGCTTGTTGGGGGTGGTATCTTCCGGGGTGGGCGCGGTGTGGCCCTGCAGGCCCGCCTGGATCATCAGCTGTTCATAGTCCTTGTAGACCCGGTTGCAGTCCAGGCTGGTGCCGTAGCCGGGGATGCCCAGGGCGTTGCGGCTGGAATACTGCCAGATGCCATACGGCAGGGGGCAGGTGCATGTGCTGCTGTACTGCGCTACCCAAATATCATATTTGGACAGGAACTTGTGGTCCAACCGATTGCGGATAAAATTGCAGCTAGCATACAGGATGCCGTAATACCCTGCGGCCTCAATCTCCGACAAAAAGGCCTGTACAAGTGCCGTGCGCTGCGCGTTGGTCAGGCGCAGGATGCACGGCTCGTACTCGATATCATACGCCACCGGCAGGCACAGGTGCTTGCCCTTAATCGCGGCCAGGCAGCAGCGGGCCTCCTGGCGTGCCTCCGCCGGGGTGCTGGCATAGCTGTACCAGTACACGCCGTACTGGATGCCCAGGCGGGTGCACTCAGCGGCGTTGCGCTCAAACTGGGGGTCAACCTGACTGCTGTAACGGCCATACCCGGCGCGCAGCATGGCGTGGCGGATGCCCTTGTCATACGCCGCCTGCCAATCAAATTTGCCTTGGTGTTTGCTTACGTCAATAGCATAATTCATGTATTCCACTTCCTTTGCGTGTCGTACGCTGCTGTAACTGCCCAGCTTGACCGCGCCGCTGGCCGTACTGAAATCGTTGTCCAGCCAGTTCAGCGGGTTGGTGCGGTTGCCTCTCCACCGCACCTCAAAATGCAGGTGTGCTCCATAGCAGTTGCCGGTATCGCCGCTGTAGCCGATCAGCTGGCCCTCCTGCACTTGCTGGCCCTGAGTCACGCAGAGCTTGCTCAGGTGGGCGTACAGCGTTTCCAGTGTGCCGTACTTGTAGGTTGCATGGCGCAGCTTGACCATGTTGCCGTAACTGTTGGTATCTCCCTGGGTGCGTTTGCCGTTCCAGCGGTATGCGATTGCAACCGTGCCACCCTCTGCGGCGTACACGGGGGCGCCAACGGCTGCGCGGAAGTCCAGCGCCCGGTGCAGGCTGCCGTCATTGTAGAGCCAGCCTGCGGTGATAATGTGCTGGGCCAGGGGCCAGCGGAGCAGGACGTCACCGTTTGAAAGTCTCATGATTTGTTGTCCTTTCTGTTTGATATTCTCCTTACTGCGTGATTTCCTCAGCGTTCGCCTTGTCCTCAGCGTCCAGAGCGTCGTAGTACGCCTGTGCCAGAGTCTCCACTTCTGCGATGTCGTCCTCCGTCAGCAGGCCACTGTCCAGATGGGTGTACGCCTTGTCTAACCAGTATGCCACGTCACGTCCGGCGGCGATTTCCCGCTTGATAGAGCGCAGGGTCAGGTCGTGCCGGGCTTTGGATTTAATTGCCATATGCTTTCCCTCCTTTAGGTAGTGGTCATGGATGCAATGGCATCCTCAAGCTTTTTGATTGCAATATTTACGTCTTTTTGATATTCCAGCTTACCCCCCGCGCCGTCGCTCGCTTGAACCACGGTGTCGGGCGCGTAGGTAATCAGCGCTTTGTAAGCGGCAATTTCAGCAGGGGTGAGTGGGGTTTCGATGGGAGTGGCGAGAATTGCGGTTAGTGACATAGGTGTTCGTTGCAAATATTGCTGTAACTCGTCCAGAGAGTTGATGTTTTCAAATCTAACGTATAAATTTACATTTAACTCTACATCGGAACCGATTGTAAAAGTATTAGGTGTAGTCCATGTACTATCTTTGGTACCAAGCGCTAAAGCCGAGCAAAACGCACTTGAATCAGCAGTCGGTAAATTTGTGGTTTTTAATCCATCGGCTGCAGCACTAAAGCGAAACTTGGTACTGGTATTGGTTGTTCTCAGAGCAAACTTCTTTTTGTCGGAAAAAACTATTGTTGTTATCCTCTGCACCTTCACCCCTCTCTCCAAGTCCACCTCATCGCACACCCATTGCTGACCGTTTTGGTCAGTGTAGTTGCCACCGGACGTGACAGGGATACCGGGTAAGCCGTTGGGGGTGGAGAGGGTGAGGAGCTGTTCACGGTAGGGTTCATAATCGGGAGATGATGCGTTCCATGTCAGGCACACGTTTTCACTGGCCGTATTGTTTAACAAATACTGAAACTTTGTTGCGTTTGCTTTAAGCGTTATATGATGTTCAGCCTTACCGGCGTCAATACCAAACCAAAGGTTTTCATTGTTTTCGCCAATGAATAAGATGTTTCCGCCTTGCGAAACAAAATCGCCTTTGAATACTAAAGTTATCGGTGTGTTTTTCTTGACAAAGCACTCGACAACGTTACCGCTTTTCAGGTTGGGCGGCATCCGATTTTTCCCCGTCACCTTCACCACAACACTCCCGCCATCCCCTGCACTTACAATAGGCACAGGGTTGTCGGGGCTGGGTGTTCCGTCCTGCGTGCTCTTTCCGTACACGGTCAGGCCGCACAGCGGGGCGGAATATGCGTCATTACAGCTTATCGGGTTGCCTGTCTCGCTGCCAACAAGCACATTCTGGCGCTTCTGCAGCGCAGTAGTATCTTCCTTTAGCTTACTAATCCTGCTGGTATTTTCATCCACCTTTCCGCTCAGCGTGCGGTAGTCTGCCGGGATAGATTCCAGCGTGTTTTTGGCATCCGCAGCACTTTTGGCCGCGGCGGTGGCGGACTGGCCCGCGCTGGTTTCGGATTCCTTGGCTGCAGCGGCACTTTTGGCAGCGGCAGTGGCGGACTGGCCCGCGTTGGTTTCGGATTCTTTGGCAGCAACGGCACTTTTGGCAGCGGCAGTGGCGGACTGGCTCGCGTTGGTTTCGGATTCCTTGGCAGCAACGGCGCTTTTGGCAGCATCATCGCGGGCGGCTTCTGCGTGTCTTTTGGCATTTACAGCACCGTCCCGCAGGTCCTGCATCTGGGCAAGTGCCTGGGCGTTCTCGCTGGGAGTGGCGGTGCTGTTGGCACCGGGCACCTGCGCGTGATCCAGCACTACGTAGGGCAGATTGCAGCTGATGCGCTGTACACCGTCCTGCACGCCCCGGAACGTGATAGTGGCGTACTTAGATGGTTGCTTGCAGGCTTCCGGCGGGACGGGTACAAGGCCGTCTGTGTCTGCCAGCATGGTCACGCCCTCATCGCTGGGCGTGTTGTGGAACGTGGCATCAATCGCAAGGCCCTCCCACTCCGGGCCGTGGCGCAGCAGCAGCTGTTCCGTACCGTAACTGTCCCAGGTGCCCAGCACCAGCGCGCCCATCAGGCCAACCACCTGCGCAGTGTGGCGGGCAAGGGTAATGGTATGTGTTGTCATCTTGTGGCTTCTTCCTCCTTTTTGTTTACCTCTCTCTCGCTGGCTTCCACCATCGAGATCACGTTCAGCAGCACCAGCCGCACCACAGCGGGGTGCAGGCAGCTGTTGTTGATGGCGTTGATGACGGACTTTTGGAGCTCTTCAATTTTTGCGGTTGTGGTCATGAGCGCTCCTCCGGGGCTTGCGCACCCTGCTGCACCTTGTCCAGCGTATCCATGGCGGCGCGCAGGACAGAGAGGTACTGCGGCAGAGCGTAACGGCAAAAATATTCGGCAGCCCCGACGGTTTGCAGGGTCGTTTCATCGGCCGCTTCGGCCAGGCCGGATAGAGCAAGAGACAAAAGGTTGCGGGCATCCTGCAGGGAGCCGTCCTTTAGCTCGGTGTCGCTTGAAAAAGTGAGGTAGGATTGATGCATGTATACACCTCCGTTGGGTTTAGTTAGGAGTTGGAAGGTGTGCGCGTTCACGCACGATTTGAAAATTGAGCCGCAATCCCGTAGGAGCGCACAGTGTGCGCCCGTCGCCTTGCGGTAAATCCTGTTATGGCATCTACCGCAAAGCCCCGGAACGGTTGAGACCGTTCCCTACAATGCCGGACCTTAGGCCCGTTTTAACTCCTAACTCCTACTTTCTACCTTCTAACTCTCAATCAGCATTCAATAATATTGAACTTAAGGTTCTTAAACGTTCCTGTCCGGCGGTTTTTGACAACGATGCCGTATTTGCTGCAGTAGGCGGTTGTGGTATGACGGGTGCCGTCCTCGTCCAGGTAGCCAAAGGCAAAGCTGGGCTTGCCCTGCAGCAGGGTGCGCAGGTAGTGGTAGTCCTCTTTGTCCAGGATGGGATACTGGAAGCTCCAGGTGCCCACTTTTTCCCGCACCACTTCCCGGTGCATAAACCCGGCTTCGTCGCGGCCGGAATCGCTGGAATCCAGGTCAGAAAACGAGAGTTCCTGCTCTTCGGCGGTGCCCAGCATGGGGGAGCCGTCAATGGTAAAATCATCGCTTTTGGTCCAAAGCATCAATAAAAGCCTCCTGTTGCAATGGCCTGTTTGCGCTGCCAGCGCTGCACGGCATGGCCGATATCGTCATCGGTCAGCTCAATGCCGTAAATGGCTTCCAGGATCTCCCGCAGCACGGCCAGCAGTTCCTCAAAGCCGGAAAGCAGGGTGTCGGTGTTGTCGGCCATGGCGCTGGCCAGCAGGGTTTGCAGCACACTTTGCGGTGCGGCAATCTCGGGGTTGGATGCCGCGCCGGAATATTCACCCATCATGGCAAGGGTGGGCTGGCGGATCACGCCGCCCCGGGCCAGCATGGGGATCTGCGGCGCGCTGACATGATCCAGCGCAAAGCCAAAGCTGGTTCCGCCAATCAGGGGCACATCCTCCGGCACATCGATCTTGAAGCGGTTCAGCACATCGATCATGCCGTTGACCATGGCAGCCGCACCGGAAAGCAGGCGGTTCATAAAGCCAATGGCAGTGTTCACGGCGCTGCGGATGGTGGCAGTAATGCCGTTCCATGCCGCACTGGCGCCGCTGTTGACAGCCTGCCAGGTACCGGCAAACTTCTGCCGGACATCATCCAGCCTGCGGGAAAAGAAATCCGTGATCTGGCCCCAGATGCCGGAAACGCCGTTCAGCAGGCCAAGCACCAGGTTGCGCCCGATATCGGCAAACACCGTGGAAGGGGAGTGGATGCCCAGCATGTTTTTGACAGCGTTGACCAGCGGGTCGATCATGTGCTGCTGGATCCAGCTGCCGATGTCGGCCAGCAGGCTGATCATGCCGTTCAAAAAGCCCTGGATGCCGTTTTGGCCGATATCGGTAAAGTGGGAGCTGATCCAGTTCCCCACGCTGGCAAAGGTGGGGGCCAGCAGCTCAACCATGCTGCCGATGAAGGTGCCGATCAGGGTGAACAGACTTTCCACAATGCTTGCCCAGTCAATGTTCTGCAGGCATTCCAGTGCGGTCTGCCCCACCTGCGCCCAGTCAATGCCGCGCAGCAGGTTGGTCAGCCCGTCCAGGATACCCTTGGCCGCGGTGCTCAGATCCCCGGCGGCCTGCACCCAATCCACGTTGTTGATGCCGGCCATGGCGGCTTTGGCAAGGTCACTGCCAAGGGCACCAAAATCAAAGGTCTGCACAAAGCCGTGCAGGGTTTCCAGCAGGGCTTTCAGTTTGTCGGTCAGCACACGGCCCAGGCGTTCCCAGTCCAGTTCCGCAAAGCACTGGTTCAGCGCGTTGCCAATGCCGTTGCCCAGGGTGTTCCAATGGAAGTGCTGAACAAAGGCATCCACAAACAGCAGGGCGGTGTTCAGCCCCTGCGCAATGGTGGAGCCAACCAGCCGCCAGTCCAGCCGGGCAATAAAACCGTTGAGGGTACTGGCAATGGTTGCGGCCCAGGTCTGGGCTTTATTCTGGACGCTGGGCCAGGGGATAGCCGCCATGGCCGCGTTGAGCTTTTGGGCCACAAGCTGCCCGATCTGGTTCCAATCGCCCGCTTTGACGGCAGCCAGAATGCTGTCCAGGAAGGGGCTTTGGCCGTCATAGCTGTAATTGGGGGTAATGCCGCCGGAACCGGAGCTGTCCTTTTTGTCCAGGCGCTCGATCTCGTCAAAACCGGCAAGGCTTTTGGCAGCGTCCTGCACCTTTTTGGAAGTGCCGGATGCCGCGCTGCCCACGCCCGCCATGCTTTTTGCTGCGGTGCGTGCGGCGGAAACGCTTTTGCCGGTGAACAGGGCAATGATCTTTGCCAGGCAGGCAAACACCGCCGCGGCGGCATTGGCCAGGGCAGCCAGGGCGGGAGTCAAAACCTGCACCAGCGGTGCAGCGGCTGTGGCGGCTGCGCCCTGCAGGTTGCCCAGGGCAGTTTTCAGCTGACCGCTGGTAAGGGCGGCACTGCCCAGGTAACTGGCCACCTGCCGCAGCCCCGCCGAAATACCGTTGAAGATCAGCGCACCGGAGACAATGCCGCGCAGGCGGGCCGTAAAGCTGCGGCAGCCTGTGGAAGCGCTGACAAACCGGCGGTCAACCTGGGTAAGGCGAGAGACCAGCCCGCCCAGGGCCTGGCTGCCGACAGCAGAAAACCGCCCCAAGCTGGCAGAAAGAAGGGAACGGAGCTTGCCGCCAAGCGGGCGGAGCAGCCCTGCGCCGGACTTTGCCAGGTTGGCAAAACCGCTGAGGAGGGAAACCTTTTTGGCGGGCGGAGCATGTGTGGTGTTGTCCTGGCGCGCGGCGGCCTGTTGGCGTACCGCGGCCTGTTCCGCAGCCTTGGCAGCCTTATCATAGGCGCGCTGTTCGGCAGCAGCCTGGCGCTGGGCTGCTGCCTGTACCTGAATGGCAAGGCGCTGGCGGGCATCCTCAATGGCGGCATAGCGCTGGTCCACGCGCCGGGCAAGGGCGTCAACGCTTTTGGGAGCTTCCTCACCCAGTTTTACCTGCGCCATGGCAGCGTTCAGCTGGTTTTTGCTTTCCTCAAAGGCGCGGACAGCTTTGTTCAGGCTGAGCTGCGCCAATGCCACACTCTTGCTCCAGGCGGCACCGGCGGCCTGGGCGGCCTGGGTGCCGGTGGCGGAAATGCTTTTCTGGATCTGGTCCCCAACGCCGTTAAAGGCGTGCTGCACCTGTGCTTTGGTGCGGGCCGCAGCCGCCTGCAGCTGGGCGTTGATGGTATCCTTTAAGGCCAGGTCAAAATAGATCGTGCCGACACTGGTTCCCTCCGGCATCAGGGTTCACCTCCAAACAGTTTTGCCATGGCAGCTTCCAGGCTGTCCATCTGGCGGCGCAGGGCTGCGGGCGGCGTAGTTTCCAGGGCCCGGCGGGCAAGGTGTGCCTGCCATTGCTGGTGGATGCGCTGGGCCCACGGCCCCATGGCGGCCAGTTTCTTGCGGTCGGTTTCGCCCCGCACAGCCACAACGCGGCCCAGCGGGGTGTTGTCCATCAGGCCGCCCACCAGCTTTGCCCATTCGGGGTAGGGCAGCTCCGCCTGCGCCGCGGGCAGAATGCCGTACTGCGTGGCCAGGCTCTGCTCGATCAGCACGGCGTCAAATGCGGTATCGTACAGCGGCTGCGGGTCATTCGGCGGGGTCCTGAAATCGCTGCTCCACAACCTCCGGCTTTTCACCGGTGGCGGCGCTGATCACAAGGGTGAACAGCTGCATATAAGCGGGGAACGGCAGGTCCATCTCGTTCAGCTCCTTGGCGGCGGGCTTGCCCAGCGCCAGCTCCAGGCAGCGGTCGATCACATCCGCAGAGGTGTTTTTGGTGGCGCTGGTGGCAGCATCCAGAATTTTGGTCACGGTCTTTTTGCGGTTGTCCACGGGGTAGATCTTTTCGCCCACGCGGATCTCCGGTGTTTCGGTCAGCAGCTTGCCGTCCAGGGTATACAGTTTGCCCATAGGGAATCCCTCCATTGTGTTGTATTCATTTCAAACCCCAAGCCCGCCCGCCGGTTTGCCCGGCACAAAACAAAATCAGCCGGATGCAGCGGGGGTAAAGGTGGGTTTGCCGTCGCTCTGCACCTCAAATTCCAGCCCGGCCACGTTGGTGGAATCACCGCCGCCGGGGTTGGTAACGCTCAGTACACAGTCAAATTCCAGCTTGGCACCACTGGGGAACTCCCACTCAAAGCTGCTGTCGCAGGTGGAGCCGGTGCCCCAGGCGCTGTTGGCAACATAATCATTGCCGGCATCGCCGATGCTGCGCTTGCCGGACAGGGTGATCTTCAGGCTTTTGCCGGTCACCATGCGGCGCACCCAGCCTTCGGCCTCCATCGGCTTCCACTCCTCCACGTTGCCGTCAATGGCAACGGTAAAGGTTTCCATATCGGCGATGGTGTTTTTGGCGGCGGTGCCGCGGGCACCAATCTTGAACTTGTTTTCAAATACGGGGTAAACACCCGTTTTGTTTGCCATGGTTTTCACTCCTTTTTACAGGTCATTGTCAGGTTGATGGCGTACTCAAACACGCCGTCGGCCCCGCGCCCCAGGGGGATGGGCCCCGCGCCGGGGTCTGCCAGGAGCACATCTGCACCGGCCATCTGCGCCCCGGTAAGGCCATAAAACAGCCCCCACAGGGCAGTGGCCTGGGCTTCGGCCTCCGGCTGGGCTTTGCCCCAGCGCAGCAGCAGGCGGAAGGCCTGCACCTGGTAGCTGGTCTGTGCCGCACCGCCCAGGGCAATGTGTGCCGGGCCGCTGCGGGCAGCAGGGTAAACGCCCAAAAAGTATTCGGCGTTGGCGTCTACGGCCCCCAGGCGGATGCAGCTGCCCAGCTCCGGGCGCTGGGCTTTCAGCCAGTTTTTCAGCTGTTCGGTGGTCATTTGGGCAGCCTCCGTTTCAGGGCGGATTCATAGGTGGTTTGCAGCCAGTGTTCCTGTGCGCCGCCCGGCAGCCAGTCGTGCAGCCATTCACCGCGGGCGTTGGCGTTCTTTCCGGTCTGGAAGTGATATTCCGGGTGGTGGTACAGCCGCCGCGCATAGGGGGTATCTGTGACCAGTGCGGTGTGCACAGTGTCCGGCAGCACATCCTGCACCACGGCGGTGCGGGCGTTCTGCATGGTGCCGGTATCAAACGGCATCACCTGTGCGGTGGTCACTTCGGTGCGCAGCAGACCCATAGCCTCCAGGGCTGCATCCTGCATGGCGCGCTGGATGGCTTCGATCGCGGCTTGGTTTAAATTGACTTCAATTTCCATCAGCGCACCTCCAGGCGGGTAAAGTTCACACTGCCGTCCGGGTTGCGGCACTTGGTGCCGCGGTAGATCACCCAGCTGCGGCCGTACAGGGTCAGGGTTCCGGCCAGGATCTCAATGTCCGGCGCAATGTCACCGTCAAACAGCGCTGTGCCGGACAGGGTAATCAGCCGCCGTTTGGTGTCCAGCTCCTGCCGGGGCTTGTCCTGCCAGTTGCAGGCAAGGGAAAGCTCGGCCAGCACCTGGGGCGCGCCGTCCTCGCCCTCCGCGCCGGTCAGCACCACAGTACAGGGGGTGCAGCACACGGCGGGGGGCACAAGCCGGGGCCACCTCATGGGATCAGCCGGACCGCAAGGCCCGACTGCCTCAGCTGCGCCAGCACGGCATGGCTTGTGGTAACGCCGCCCTGGGTTACGGTTTTGCCGCTGTCAAAGCTCATGCTGACCCCGTTGATGCCATAGCTGGCCAGCGGGCTTTGCAGCATGTCTGCATACTGGGCAAGGAAAACCGCGTGCAGGCAGACGGCTTTCTGGACGCGGCGGCGCTGGAACTCGGTCAGGTGTTCAAAGCCGATGGCAGCAATGCGGCCAAAGCAGAGGTCGTTCACCTCGTCCTCGGCCTGCAAGATCCGCTGGCCGTCATAGGGCTGGCTGCCGTCCGTCAGGGCCATGTAATCGGCTTCGTCAACGTAAGCGCCCATCAGCTGGCAGCCGTGTCCACAAACACGCTGTCCACCTTGCCGTCCTTGCCGTTCGGGAAGGTGAACACATCGCTCAGTTCACGCTCCTGGTACAGGTAGCCGTCCCCCTCGGTGTGGGAGCCGGGGTTGAAGTAGTAGATGGAGCTGATCTTGGGCACCAGTTTGGTGGTCAGCGGGGTGGCGATCAGGCAGTTGATCTTGTGGGCACCGGCAGCGGGTTCAAAGCCGCCGTTCTCGCCGTCAAACTTGAAAGCATCATAGAACACTTCATCGTCGATCACTTCCATCACGGGCACGCCGTCGATCTCGGTCACGCGGGTCTCAATGCCGGTGCCGCCGTCAGCAATCTGGGTCACTGCAATGGTGCGGGTAAAATCCGGGGCCTGCTCCAGCGCGTCCATAATGGCGCTGGTCACATAGGCAATCAGGGCACCCTTGGCCTTGTAGCGGCGCAGCTTGCCGGCAGACAGGCAGGTTTTCAGGTAGGGGTAAACATTGGCCTTGGTGATGGTGGCGGGGTCCGTTTCGGTGTGGTAGCCGGTCTGGGCTTTTGCGGTTGCGGCCACCTTGGCAAAGAACAGGGCGTCCTTTTCGGGTGCGCTCTGGGTTTTGGTAAAGGTTTTGGCAATGTTCTGGATGGAGGCGGTCGCGTTGGTTCCGTCCACATCGGCCTTGTCCACCAAAAACTCAATATCGCGGTCGTGGGTTACGGTGAACGGGTGGTCGGTCTGGGTATAGGTGCCGCGGTTCCAACCGCCGCTGCGGCTGTGGTTCTTAAAGCCGCTGGTGCTCATGCTGGTAAAGTGGAAGGTTTTGGCGTCCAGCCACTTGACATTGGTGGTGATAAAGGGGGTGCAAAGGGTTTCCTGCGTCATGATCTCAAGCAGTTCAGGGCTCCAGACCTGCGCATAGTTCAGGGTGTTTGCCATGGTGTCAGGCTCCTTTCAGGGTGGTTATTTGAACCGGTTCCAGCGCTTGGCGCCGGCCGGGTCTTTCTGGGGTGCGGTGGGCTTGGCAGCTGCGTCAGGGTCAGCCCCAAGCTGAAAGCCGCCGGTGGTCTTTTTGGCAGCGGTGGGGGCTTTCCATTCCGGGTGGCGTTCCAGCACGCGCTGCATGGCAGCGGCAATGGCAGCTTCGTCAGCGCCCGGCCCGGCTTCGGCGCGGGCCAGCGTGATGGCATCCGCCACCATGGCGCTGTCCACACCGGCTTTGTAGGCGGCAATTTCGCAGTTGGCAGCCAGCAGGGCCGCTTTTACCTGGGCAAGCTCGGTATCCGGGGCAGCAGTGCCCTCCGCCTGCGGGGTGGGGGAAGATTCCTCCTGCGCCGGGGACTCCGGGTCCTGCTGCGGGTCGGGTTCTGCATCCGGCCCGGCGGGTGGTTCGGTGTCCGTGGGCTGGTTGGCAGCGTCCGCGGGTTCAGTGGACTTTGCATCCGGCTGGCTGTCCGTGGCGGAATCCGCGCCCTTTTCTTCCTGCTGCGGTTCCTGGGCGGCGGGGGCCGCGGGTTCAGGCTTTTTCTTTGCGCTCATTGGGTTCTCCTTTCTTGATTTTGGGCATAAAAATTGCCCGCCCTGACCTCATGCGGTCAAAAGCAGGCATAAAAATACCACGGTGCAGAATTGCATCGTGGTTGTTAAAACTGTAAAAATAGGAACGGGGAACGGCATCAAAACCGTTCCCCATCGATTGGCATTTGGCAGGCGTAGCATCCTCCTGCATCTCTCAGGGCAAAAGCCCTTGTCGTTACCATCGGCGTGTGGTCGCTACGAAATTTACCACCTCAAATGCCTTTCTTATCCTATGCTTATTTTAGCACATTCATTCCCGGCTGTAAAGTATTTTGCGGTTCCGCAGGTATTGGCGGTAACGCTTTTCGTTTACAGACATAAACGTTATAACGGAGTTTTGGAACTCCTCGGGGTCGCTGTCAGTCCGGATGCGCAGCACCAGCTGGTACCCCTTGCCGTTGATTTCCAAGTGTTTCAGAATATTTGCAGTATATGGCATGTCGGTTTCGATGATGTAGTCCGGTGCGTGAATGATTTCAGTCAACTGCTCCATGACTGTTGCAGAAATATCAGGATGCCGTTCACGGATATGCTCAAGCTGCTTATCCGTGATGATAACATGCTCTGTAGTGATAGTTGGAACAGCTGCTTTGTAAATTTCAGGGTTTAAGTCACAAATATAATTCACGTCCGGGTTCACACCAATCCTGTTTGATGTGTCCAGTATACCACTTGCAGCGGGGTTTGTATAGCGTTCCAGCGCTGCCGTGTCCCTCTCCCGCCACACATTCCGGCGCAGCACATCCCCATGGTCGGCCACAAAATCCCGCAGCGCCTTTTGGGCGGCGCGCACACGGGCGCGGGCGGATTTTGCAGCAGCGGGGGCACACAGGCCCGCCGCCTGGCGCTTGGCTTTGCGCACGCTGCGCTCCAAAGCGCGCTGTTTGGCTTCCAGCTGGGCGGCGGCTTCCACTTTGGCTTTGTCCATCGGGCGTGGGCGGGTGCTGACACCCTCCACCCAGGTGCTCAGGGTGTGGCGGCAGTTGGGGTGGAACAGCCCGCCCTGCATGGCAACGGACAGCAGCGGATACTGCCTGCCGTTGCGGCTGACGCCGTATGTCCCGCCCGGTGTGTGGGTGCCGTGGTAGGGCTGGAACACATCATCAATGTAAACAAGGCCCTGCCAGGGCAGGCAGGTTGGGGAGCAGGCGCCGTACTGGCTGACCAGCACCGTGTCCAGGCCAAGGCGCTCCCGCTGGGCGGCTTCCCCCATCAGCATGGCGCGGGTCCCGGCGGTGCGCAGGGCCATTTCGGCATAGGTGGAAATGTTCACCCGGCGGCCGTTGCGGTAGCGGATGCAGGCAATGCCCTGATCCAGAAAATCACGGGTCGCCGCGTCGGTGGCCTGCTGCAGGGTCTGCCCGCCTGCCTGCATGGCAGCGGCGGTGCGCAGGATGGTTTTGCGGTACACATCATTCATGTAGCGAAGGGCGGCGCGTTCGCTTTGCTCATTGGCCTGCTGCATCTCGTTCAGCAGGGCGGTCATCCGCTCGTCACTCATCCGGAAAAATCTATCCGCACCGCCCTGGGCGGCTTCCTCCTCCAACAGAGTGCGGGTATCGGCATCAATGCGGTCCCGGTATTCACCCAGGATGGCGGTGTTTTCCCGGCGGAACCGCCGTATGTCCCGCAGCTTGGCGGCCTGCCAGGCCTGCCAGTGCCGGGGTGTGCCGTTTTGGCCGCCCTCGGTCTGCTCCTGCCGCTGGTGGCGGGCCAGGCAGCGGTGCAGGCTTTTTATCAGATCCAGCTCCAGGGCATCAAACAGGGCGGCAATATCGCGGGCGGTCATGCGTCAGGGCCGGGCATCAGGCCGGAGGGGGCATCCAGCTCCGGCTCGGCAGCGTCGGCAATGCCCTGCTCCAGCCGGATGCGCTGCACCTCGGCGGCTTTCCAGGCATCGTCCTTGCTGGAACCCCACAGCTCGTCCACCTGGGCTTCCACGCTCATCACGCCTGCGCCGGCTGCGGCGGCAACGGTCTGGACCCGGCTGTCAAAGCTGGGGGCACCGTACTCGCCAAAGCTGCAGGAGGCGTGGTATTCGCCGGGCAGCAGGCTGTTTTGGATATCCTGGGCTTTCAGGGCAGTTTCGGCCAGGCGGGGCAGCGCTTTTTCCAGCGCATCGGTAATGGCGCTGCGGGTGTAGCCGGTCACGTCCTTTTTCTCACGCTGGGCATCAGCGCTTGACATTTTGACTAAGGTGTATCTGAAAACAAAGAAAATGACGGATATTTCGCAAACACAAGCAGGATTTAAGGCAAAGAGCCGCAGGAATCCTTTGTGGATTCCAAGGCTTTTTAACGCAAAATCCGGCTGTGTTTGTAGAAATAGACTAAATTTTCGACTTTTCTGATACACCCTAGATCAATGCCCAGGGTGGCAGGGCTCATAATGCCCTGCAGGCACATGTCCAGCGTGGCGGTGTAGCTGGCCAGGAAAGCATCATACCGGATGTCCGGCTGCTCGGTCTGGATTTTGTCGTCGGCGTTTTCCTTGCTGCTCTCGTGCACAGCCACAAAGCGGCAGCCAAAGGCGTTGGGCATCCGCAGCGCGCCGTTTTCGGGGTTGCGGGGAATCAGGGATTCCGGAATATAGCGCTGCACCCGCCCCGCCCGCACCGCGTCCATCCATTGGCTGATGATCTCATCGTGGGCGTCAAAGGCATCAGTCTTTCTGTCAAAGATGCTCTGCCCGCGGCCGCGCCAACGGGCGGACGGCCAGAACTGCAGCGGCACAGCCAGCATAAAATCCCCGGCAAAGGTCACATCCCGCAGGTTGGCAGTGTCCGGTTCCGCGGTGACGGGTAAAACCTTGTCCCCGTCCAGCAGCTCATACTGCACACGGCCGGGGGCATATACCTCCCGCAGGATCCGCCCGCGTTCCCCCACAGGGGAAAGGAAGCAAATCTCCTGGATGCGCCCGTGGCTGGTGCGGTATTCCACCTGGTCCGCGCCACGGAACTCCAAAATCGGATCTGTGCTGACGTTGGGGTCCAGGCTGATCTTGAACGCCCCGTCCCCGGTCACCAGCGTGTCGGCCACAGCGCGGCTGACAAGACCCGGCAGGTCGTTCTCTTCGGCCAGCTGCGCCCAGCGGGCGGCAGCGTCCTGGGCGGCGGGGCCGTCAAAGTCCAGCTCGTTCAGGTCGGCTTTCACAATGCCGGCCAGAATATCCACCATAATGCCCGGCAGGCCGCTGTGGGCCTTGCGGATGCTTTCATCCTCCGGTGCAGCGGCCCAGAACCTGGCCCGGCTCACCTCATCATCCCCCAGCAGCTTGAACAGCTGGTCCAGCTCGCAGGCATCGCCGCGGTACCAGATGCGGTTGCGCAGCACGTTGGTTTCAAAGCTGACCGGCTCGCGAATCACAAGCCCTTTGCCGGATGCAGGCTGAATTTCCAGCCAGCTGCGGATCATCGTCTTCATCCTTTCTATCCATCTCATCCAATCTGCTCCTTATACGGCAGCCAGGCGTACTGCTCGGCGTTTACGCAGTGGTCGTTGCGGTCCTCCGGGCAGTTGGGCTTCTTTTCGTCCCAGCTGTATACGTTGTATTCCTCAATCAGGGGGGCACAGGCTTCCTGCACAAACAGGTGGTCCCCGTGGGCCAGCCAGCCGCATTCCAGGTTGATGCGGTCCAGCACCGGCAGCCGCTTCCAGGCAGGCACAAAGTCATACATGCAGCCGTGCAGGCGGCGGTACTTCTGGCATTCGGTGATCGTGGCCTGGTCGGCGGAATCCAGATACACGGTGCGGGCAAAGCCCCAGGCCCTGCGCTGCTGCTCCAGAAAGTCCAGCAGCAGGGGCGGAATATCGCTGGGGGCCAGCGGCGGCAGGCTGTGTTCGGCGCGGGTCTTGTTGTTGTGGGCCTGGGCCGCCAGCGTGACCTTGCGCCGGTCGGATAAAATGCCGTCCAGCACAAAGGCAAAAGTATCGGCGGTCTGTTGGCTGTAGCTGGTGTCCACCCCGCAGGAAAGCTGCACCCAGTGCAGCGGGTGTTCCGGCCGGGTCAGCAGGGTGCGCAGCTCTGCCGCACAGATCAAATGGCGCGGCTCCAGGCTGAAGATCAGCCCGGTAGCACGCCCGCGCAGCCCCAGAATTTTGTTTTTGTACAGCTTTGTGCCCGGCGGCACCATGCTGATGATCTGCCGCCGCTTCTCTGCGGATAACCCCAGGTTGTGCTCAAACGAGAAAAACCAGTGTACCCAGCCCGGCTTTGCGGTCTGGCACAGCTGAGCCGTGATTTCTTTTGGGGTGTCCTGGGCCCACCGGGGCAGGGGGCGGGCATGGTCGATAAACTCCGCATAGATCGGCAGGCCGGGATCGTCGGGATTCAGGGTGGCCAGCAGATAGTCACAGCGCATGGCGGCTTCCCGCACAAAGTCAATGTCCGCAATGTTGATCTCGTCAATGTACAGGCAGCCATACTGGCCGCCCAGGGCTTTTTTCCAGCGAGCTTTGTCGGCATAGCCCATCACATAGATCTTGCGGTCGCCGCCTGGGGCGTGCAGCAGCAGATGGGGCAGGCGGTCCTCGTCGCGGCCGCCCGGCCAGTATTCAACCAGGTCGCCGAAGTCATCCAGCACGCCCAGCTCCTTGGTGATGATGTTCTTTTCAATCGTGCCCTGGTCCAGTCCCGCCAGCACATGCAGCCGCTTTGGGCTGGCCGCGCACCGCAGGATGAACTTGAACAGCCCCACGGTGGTTTTGCCCGCTGCGGTGGTGCCCTCCAGAAATTCCACCGGCGCGGTGCAGCGCAGGAATGCCTTGTATTTTTCGGACAGCAGCAGATCAGCCATCCGGCGCACCCAGCTGTTCCAGTACCTTGCCCAGCTGGCCGGTATCCAGCTTGGCGTATAGTTTGAGCTTGTCCTGGTACATGCCCAGGTGCTTGCCGATCAGCTCCAGCGCGCGCAGGGCACCCTTGCTGTCAAACTGGTACTTGCCGGATTCCACCATGCCGCCTGCATCGGGGTCATACACCAGCACCGGCTCCGGCTCCCGGCAGCAGCGGTAGGTATCCACAAGCTGCTGCAGAACATAGTCCTGCGTCAAGGCCAGGCGGGCCGTCTGCTCGCGCTGCAATTCGCGCACGCGCGCAAGAATGTCCGCATTTGTCAGCAGGCGGCTGGCCGTTTTGCGGGCGGAGTTTGCGGCATACCCGGCCCGGACGGCGGCCTGGGCACCGTTATAATCCACAATGTATTCCTGGCAAAAACGTTCCTGCTTGGGGGTAATGGATGGCACGGTGGTCACCGCCTTTCTGCAATAAAATACCCCGCCATGTTGGGGCGGGGTGGAATATTAAAGAACCCCGGCACGCACGGGCAAAAGGAAAGAGAGTAAAGTGTGTGAGCCTTTGCCGGGTGCCGGGGAGTGGGGCCGCACAAGGGCCTTGCACCCTTGCTGTGCCGTTGCTTGGGAACACAGCGCCCCTGCCGAAAACGGCCGGCTGCGCGGCATAAAAACAGCCAGACGGGGCATGGCCGCCTGGCTGAAATGGGGAGGATAAAATGACAATACAAAAGCCGTAAGGACGTTTTGGGTTCCTTACGGCTTTTGATGATGGTATTATAGCATGTTTATTGGGGGTCTGCGAGGGTCAAAAATTCACTTGACAAAGAAAAAGGAATGCAATATAATGAGTGTATGGATGATAACTAAAAAGTTAATATCCGATGAATAGGGAGTAAATACTAAGGAGGTTGCCCAATGCTTACGCCGTTCGGAAAGACGCTGAGAGTATTTCGGCTGAACCGTGGTGAGTTGCTGAAGGACATGGCAGAGCGTCTTGAAATCACTCCGGCTTATCTGTCAGCCATTGAAAACGGAAAAAAGGTGCCGACCCCGGAACTGATGGCAAAGCTGTATAAGGCTTACGACCTCAGCCCGGAACAAAAAGAAGAAATCGAAGATGCCCGCGCAAGAACAATCAAGATGATCGACATTACGTTTAAGAAGGACGTTGATGCTGACCTTGGAATTTTATTTGCTAGAAAACTGGAAAGTCTATCCGACACCCAGCGGTTAAGTATCAAGGAAATTTTAAACCGCATGAACTGAGGAGGTCTTTTATGGGGAATATTGCCGTAGATCCGCTGTCACGAGCAAAAATTCGCAGATATGCCGCTTTATGGCGTAGTGTACTGGGGTTAGAGGGATTTTACATACCGATTGATACGGTACTAGAAATCATGGCCTGCCCGCTGAAAGACGGTGAACCGCTTATTGAAATGGAAGTATGCGAAGATTATGAGATGCCCAATGAATATGCGGTATATTCACCCCAAAAAAACTTACTAAGAGTTCGCAATAGTGTTTATGAGGGTGCTTGTGCCGGTAATCCGAGAGATCGATTTACCTTGGCGCATGAATTAGGGCATTTTGTCCTTCATCGCCATCAAGGTGATCAACTTGCACGATCAGATAAGGAGATTCGCGCGTATCAGAACCCCGAGTGGCAAGCAAATGCGTTTGCATCAGAGTTCCTTATGCCTCACGATAAAATCCAGGGGATGAGTGTCGATGAGGTAATGAAACGTTGCGGGACTTCTAAACAAGCAGCTGAGATAGCCTTAAAAAACTAAAAAAGCCGAACTGTTCCAAGCAGTTCAGCTCTTTTAGCCACTGACATCTGGAGAAACAACATAGCCAATGACATACTTATTAAGTTTTGCATCTTAAGTATACCATGAAGTTTCTTCTCTTGCAAGTGGTACCTTGTAAAGAAGGAGGAGTCTGTGGATGAAAAAATATACAGCATATATTACGACCAAATCTGGTCGACGTATTTATGCTCGTCAGTTTGGTCTGAAAGCTTTCTGCATCGATGTAGAAGAGCCGGAACCCGATAAGCGCGCAGAGTAATCACAAAGGCAAGCTCTTAATTGGCAAGAGCTTGCCTTTTTTGTTACATTATGCAGGTGGTTTCGATTGCCTGCTTATGCCTCCTCCTGACCCACCGGTATTCCAGGTGCATCTCCACTGCGATCTGTTCAAAGTGCTGGCCAAGCAGGTATCTTCTGCGCAAAATTTCCTGATCGCGGGCATCGGTGATTTGATTGATGATTGCGATGATATCGCGGCGGGTATCTGCACAGATAGTAATCTGGCGTTCCAGCTCTTGCTGCGCCTGAATGATGCGCTCCACAGCACGGGGGATGCCTTGCCCGTCCGGGGTGCCGCTCGGCATGGCGGAAAGAAGAGGCGTGACGCGGCAAGCCTGGCTGCGCAGAGTGAGAAGTTCCTGCTCAAGTTCCCGCTCCTGGCGCAGGCTTTGCTGGTAGCGGCGCAGCCAGGCAACTTTCTCTTCATAGGTCATGGCATCACCCCTTCCGCGGCTCGTGCAGGGCCACATAGCAGCCATAGGTCTTGCCTTCGGCGCGGGCAGCACGTTCCACGCGGGCGATCTCGCTCATGGCACGTTTGCTGCGCTGTTTGGCCCGGCTGATGATGGCATCGTCGCTGCGCACCAGCGGGGCACAGGCTTTGCAGTAGCGCTGGCTGAAATAGGCATGCAGCATCATTTTGCCGCAGCGGGCGCAGGGCTTATCGGAATATTTCGGCATCAATCCTCACCTCCATGTGTATGGTCCATGTAGATCTTCGGTTCGTCGTCCTCTTCCAAGTGGGCGGCGGCTTTTCCGGCGCAGAGCCCGGCGGTGTAGGCGGCGGCCAGCAGCGCGGCCAGAACAGCGCTGCCGATAATCGAAAGCAGAATATCCATCAGTCACCCCCTTTCGCCGCGGCTACAGAAATCGCTTGGCGTGTTGCGGCCGTACAGCGGGCACTGGACGGTGGCCCAGTAGCGGCAGCGCCCGCACCGCGGCAGACCCAGCAGCCGCAGGTTCAGCGCACGGGTGATGCGCAGCCCGCACCACGCCAGCAGGCAGATCAACATGCCGCCCGCAAAGAGCACGCAGGGGGCCGCAAGAAACACAAGGGCCAGGCATTGGATGATGTAGAGACAGTTGGAATCAAAGACAGGCATCCGCCCCACCTCCCAACAGCTGCAATGCTTTGCGGATGACGGCACATCCATGCACGGAGCAGTCGTGATCCAGCCCGCAGCCCAAACAGGCTTCGGGGCGGCGCTCGATGGCAAGGCGGTGCAGCTGGCGCAATTCGTCCGGCGTCATCCGTTCGGCAGGGATGCACCGGCTGTTTTCGGTATCGAACCGCATGCCGCTTGAAACAGGCATCATAATTCCACCACCTTGATGAAAATGCCGGGGGTATCGGCCCAGAACTTTTCAACCACCTCACTGCACACGAATGCGTCATCGCGCCAGAAGTGCAGGCGGGTCATTTCGTCTTTCAGGGCTTTTTCCAGGTTGTCGGTATCGGGCTTGGTGGTGCGCCACTCGCCGTCATTGTGGCGGCCGTCAGTGGGAAACAGCCACTTGACCAACAGCCGCACCGGGCCGCTGCAGGGGGTAGGCGGTGCATAAGGGGCCAGGTAGGCGTGCAGCTTGGCACGGGTGGCTTTCAGCTCCGGGCTGTCGTGCAGCACGGCGCAGGGCTTGCCGCCGCGCATAAAGGCATGCAGCTGCTTGGCGTTGTGGGTTGTGGTGGGCGGCTGCATGGGAATGAAAAATTGCATGTATTTTCACCTCGTTCTTTTTTTGTGGCCAACGTGTTGGGGTGGGGTCCCGGAGGGATGGGGGCTGTGTACGCCCCATCCTCTGGGATACCCCAACACACGGACGGATTTTTACTATATATATAAGGCTATTTTCCGTCCGTATTTGGTACGGATAGCGGCTATTTTCCGAAATACGGAAGTTCGGACGGATTTGTGATAGCGGCTATTTTCCGTGAAATATAAGAAATATTATCCGTTGCTTCCGGGCTCTTTCAGCCCCACGCTGGTGCCATCAATCCAGAATCCGCCGTCGGATTTCAGGCGTCGGCGCACGGTATCGGGCTTCAGGTTCAGGTATTCAGCCATGCTGTAAATGGTCACTTTACCATCCATGGTGCAGGCTTCAAAGGCTGTGCGCAGTTCGGCACGCTTGCTTTTGGCGGCAGTATCTTTGTCTCCCCAGCGCTTTGCGGCGCCGCGGGAGCCAAGCTGCTTGTAATCGCTTTCTGGCTGCAGGTCCTCCAGCAGGCCGCTGTCCAGCTTGTGTACGGGATAGTCGAACCAGAGGTTGACCGGGTCAAAACGGGCAAACTCGCGCAGAGTGCCCTCAATGCGCCAGGCGGTCATGGCATCGGCGCGCTTGATGGCAGCCGCGGTGTCTGCATCCAGGCGGTGCAGATCGGGCAGCGGCAGGTGTTCCTTGGCAATGGCCAGCATCCGGCTGCGGCTCAGGGCATCGTCCGGGCCGTAAGCATCGGCATGGCCGCGGGCATCCAGCAGGGCTTTGGCTGCGGCGCAGGCCGCTTTGTTGTGCAGCTGCTCCCGGATGGCATCGGTGGGGACCAGCTCGGTCATATCCAGCATGGCATCCGGGTCACGGGCAAACACACCGGAGCCGGAAGCACGGTCCATGCTGCGCTTGCCGCCCTGCGCACCCTTGCTGTGGTGGTGGCAGTAGATGACGGCACAGTCCAGTTCCCGGCAGACCAGGTCAAACTGGTTGCAGAACTTGGCCATCTGGTCAGCGCTGTTTTCATCGCCGGTGATGACTTTATAGATCGGGTCCAGCACAACGGCCAGGTAGCCTTTCTTGGCGGCCCGGCGGATCAGGCGGGGAGCCAGCTTATCCATGGGGACGGAGGCACCGCGCAGGTTCCAGATGTCGATGTTGGCAAGGTTCCGGGGCGGCAGGTGCAAAGCTTCGTATACATCTTTGAAGCGGTGCAGGCAGCTGGCGCGGTCCAGTTCCAGATTGATATAAAGCACCTTGCCCTGCGCACAGGCAAAGCGGCCAAGCCAGGGGGCACCCTCGGCAAGGCAGATGCACAGTTCGATCAGGGCAAAGCTTTTGCCCGCTTTGCTGGGACCAGCCAGAAGCATTTTGTGGCCCTGGCGCAGCACCCCTTCAATCAGGGCATCTGCCAGCGGCGGCAGGCTGGCCCAGTCATCGGCAAGGTTTTCGGTATCGGGCAGGTCGTCCGTGCAGGCTTCAAACCAGTCTTTCCATTCCTCCCAGCAGGATTTGCCAGTGTTGGTTTCCAGCAGGTACTGCTTTTTGCCGCCGCGCAGGATGCCCGGCATGCGGGATAGGCGGGCAGGGTTGCGGTTGGCTTCGTCCAGCGTCAGGCCGTTTTTCTTGCAGGCAGCGTACAGGTAGTCAACCCGGCGGCGGTACTCGGTATAATCCGGCGCGCCGACCCGTACAATGGCGTGCAGGCTTTTGCTGCCGCTGTACACCAGGGCCGCGCAGGGCAGTTCCAGCTGGCGGATAATGGCCTGCTGCTTTTCCAGCTCCATGTTGTCGCATTCCACCAGGGCATAGCGGTAGTCGGTCACATTGTTGTTGCTGCGGCCGCCCTCCACGGGGTTGAAGCAGATCCAGGCACCGGCGGCGGGGTTGTAATCGCCCACCACAGCGCCGATGTCCCCGCCGCAGCGGGCAAGCTCGTCCATCAGCTGACCGGCGGTGCGGTCCCAGCATCCTTTTGTGGGGGCATAGCGGTCATCCCGCAGGTAGCTTTCGGTCACATAGGCCACATGGTCCTCCGGCTCAAACAGGGCTTGCAGGTAGCGGCGCAGCTGGTCGGCGGGGTCCCATTGTTCGGGGATGTTCAGCTCCTGCACATCCAGCCAGCGGGTATCCACCACAACGCCGTCCGGCCGGGTGCCGGGGGCGCAGATCGCGTCGTTCCAGTCCAGCTCATGCCCGGCGGGGCCCGGCCAGCCGTGATTGCGTGCCAGGGCAAAAATGCTGTTCTCGGTGATCGGTTTGGGATTGCCGCGGAAACTTTCCCACTTGCGGGCACATTCGCCCTTGTGGTACCGGCTGCCATCGCGGGAGCTCCATTGCTCCCATGCGGTAACAGGGAACCCGGCTTCTTTCAGCCCCATACCCACCGTGACCCATTCTTCATAGGTCAAGTTTGCCGGGGAGATAAAGTCCAAGGCTTCCTTGAGATCATTTGCATTGTCCATTCCGTTTACCATCCGAAGTCAAAGATTGGGGTTGTTTCCGCAGAGGGCATATAGGTCTTTGGGTCCACGCCCTTGGGGGTGCCGCGCCAGCCGCAGGCGGCGATACGGTCGATCATGTGCTTGGCGGCGTTGAAGTTCCAGGTGCCCACATGCTGGAAGCCGTATTTTTCCAGGCAGCGGATCTGCTTGGGGGTGGTTAATCCCTCATCCCGGCGCTTGTTCAGCCGGTCCAGCAGCAGGGATGCTTTGCCGGCGGATTCCACCGCATCGGGGCAGATGCCCTGCTTTTCCAGCGCGGCGGTTTGCTCGGCGCTGGGGGGACCGGCTTCCCACCCAAAGGCGGGCACATACCCGGCCAGGTCTTCGGCCTGGATGCTCATTTCGTATTGCAGCGGGTCAACCAGGCGGGCGCGCTTGCGGCGCTGTTCTTCCAGCTGCTTGGCAAGGGCTTCCTCCCGCTGGGCCACCACATCTTCGGCGGCCTGCCGGGCGGCTTCCTCCACGTCCTCCGGGCAGGCGGTGGCAGCCAGGTTATCGGTCATCTGCTGGGCAACGGCGTGGTCCTCGCACACAAGGTCGGCCGGGCGGCAGAGCTCGTGGCGGTCGGTCAGCCAGAGGAAATCCAGGAGCAGCAGGTCCTTTTTGCCTTCGTGCAGGCGGGTGCCGCGGCCCACCATCTGGCTGTACAGGCTGCGCACCTTGGTGGGGCGCAGCACCACAACGCAGTCCACACTGGGGCAGTCCCAGCCTTCGGTCAGCAGCATGCTGTTGCACAGCACATTGTAGGTTCCGGCGTCAAAATCTGCCAGGACCTGGGCGCGGTCGGTGCTCTGGCCGTTGACCTCGGCAGCATGGAATCCGTGGCGGTTCAGGGTATCCCGGAATTTCTGGCTGGTTTTGATCAGCGGCAGAAAGACAACGGTTTTGCGCCCCTTGCAGTAGTGCGCCATCTCGGCGGCGATCTGGTTCAGATAAGGGTCCAGGGCACTGCCCAGCTCGCCCACGGCATAGTCCCCGCCGGACATGCCCACGGTGGAGATGTCCAGCCTGAGGGGGATGGTCTGCGCCATAATGCGGCACAGAAAGCCGTCCCGGATGGCATCGGTGAGCTTGTACTCATAGGCCAGGCTGTCGAACACCTCGCCCAAATTGCGCAGGTCGCCGCGGTCCGGCGTGGCCGTTACGCCCAGGACCTTGGCCGCGGGGAACCAGTCCAGAATGCGGCGGTAGCCGTCGGTCACGGCATGGTGGGCTTCGTCAATGATGATGGTGCTGAAATAATTGTGGGGGAACTTTTCCAGCCGCTGGGGGCGCTGCAGGCTTTGCACGCTGCCAACGGCAACGCGGTACCAGCTGGCCAGGCAGGATTGTTCGGCTTTTTCCACCGCGCAGCCCAGGCCGGTTGATTTTTTCAGCTTGTCGGCGGCTTGTTCCAGCAGTTCGCCGCGGTGGGCCAGGATCAGCACCCGGTCCCCGGCGCGCACCTGGTCTTCGGCCACGGCAGCAAACACAATGGTTTTGCCGGTGCCGGTGGGCAGCACCAGCAGCGTGCGCAGCCGCCCCTGTTCCCACTCTGTATGGATCTGTTCTTTCGCCCGCTGCTGATAGGGGCGCAAGGGGAGAGAGTTTGTGTTGGGCATAAGTATCCTTTCCGTGTTAGTGAGGAGTTAGGAGTTCATGGTGTGCGTGTGCGCGCACGGGTTGAAAATTGGGCCGCAATCCCGTAGGAGCGCACATTGTGCGCCCGTCGCCCTGTGGTAAATCCTGTTATGGCATATACGGCGGGGTTTTCGGAACGGTCACTGCGCCCGCAGGCGCGTTTCGGAGGCCAACCGGGGCAACGCCCCGGCTCTTAGGCCGGAGATAGACCGTTCCCTACAGAGCTGGACCTTAGGCCCGTTTTAACTCCTACCTCCTAACTTAAAAAGCTCCCTGCTTCCACCCGGTGCTGGGTGCGGCGGTGGGTTCGGGGCGGGGCAGGAACTTTTCAATCTCGTTGGCCTGCCCGGTCTCACCGGCGTGGGGGCCGCTCTGCTTGGTGTATTCCCGCACGCCCAGGCGGCACATGCCCTGCGCACCGACAATTTCGTTCCAGCGGGGGCGGAACGTCTCGCCGCGCTTGCACTGGCCGATGCTCTCAAAAAAGGCGCCCAGCAGGCCCTGGGTCTTGGTGTGCAGGTACAGGCGGTGGGTGACGGTGGTTTCGCCTTTGTCGCCGCCATGGATGGTAATGGTCAGCTTGGCCATGCTGCAGGGCGGCAGCTTGGCGCTGCCCTCATAGCGGGCACGCTCAAAGCTCTGCACGGTAAACAGGTAATCGCCCGCAGGCAGCAACACAAATTCCCGCTGTTCGTTGGTAACCTCGCTGTCCCAATCCAGGGCAGCATCCGGCATGTTGTTCATATATTCAGCCATGGGTAAATCTCCTTTGTATTTGTTAAAATGGTACATCGCGGTTGGTGCAGATCATCTCCAGCACCTGGGGCCAGGCGGCCACCAGGCAGCCGCTGACGAAATCAGCCGGGTAATCCTTGACCGGCATATCGGCGGGGAAGTACCCGCGCTGGCCGACCACGGTCTGCAGTTCCTCCGGGGTCACATTATTGGCGGCCATCAGCTGGGCAAGGGCGGTCGGCACGCCCTGCGCCTGCAGATCACTGGCGGAGATCCCGGCAGGCACGGCAGGCGGTGCAGCAGGTGCAGCGGGAACCGGCACCGGTGCAGGCTTTGGGGCGGGGGCATCCTCTACCATGATGGGGCGCGGCGCGGGGGCTGCGCCGGGGTGCGGGTCCGGGATGCAGGCGGCGATGCTGGCATACTCAAAGGGCAGTTCTTCCGGCAGGCCAAAGCGGTTTTTGGCATCCCAGCAGGGGTGGTGGCTGGTGTAGAGAACCCGCCGCCCGCCGCTGGCCTTGTTCTTGGCGTTGGGGGCACTGCCGGCCTTTTCTACCACGGTTTTGTAGTTGGCAAACAGCAGCATGTCGCACCATTCCCGCAGCAGAGGGGCTACCTGTTTGCTGGTTTTCATGCTCCAGCGGTCATAGTTGCCAACGGCATCGGGCTGCTCAAATTTTGTGATGGCAGCATGGGCCAGAACCACCACGTTGTGCCCGGTGTTCAGCACCTCTTCCAGGGCATCCAGCAGCTTGCCGAACTCTTCTTTCGCGTAAGTATAGCCCTTGCCGTACCCGAAATCCTCAATGCCCTTGACCTTGGCGCGGGCGCAGACGGCGTCAATGCAGAGCCGTTCGGCCCAGTCGGCGGTGTCGATCACCAGGGTGCCGCAGGGCACATTGCCGCGGCTGACCTCGGCAACTTCATCCAGCAGCATGGCCCAGCTGGTGGGCGCGGGCAGGCGGGCAACGTTCAGCCGCTTGGTGCCGCCCTCGGTGTCAATGAATACCGGGGCGGGGAACTGGGCGGCAAACGTGCTTTTGCCGATGCCCTCCGGCCCGTACAGAACGGTTTTGACCGGCGCGGCAATGGTGCCGGATGTGATTGCGTATTTGCTCATTTCAGAACGCTCCTTTCGTCCATGCTTTGGGGGCGGGTGGTTCCTCGGCGTCTTTTACCCTGCCATCCTCAATGATGATCTGGCACTCCCCGCCGGTCGAAACGCGGGTGGCGATGGCCTGTAATCCTTCGGCCTGCAGCCAGCTGCCGAACTCCGCCAGGGTGGCAAGGTCCATTTGTTCCAGCTTGTCCAGCAGCACAAAGCCGCAGTCGGGGTTCAGGCGGCGCACAATGGCGGTGGCCACCCGCAGCTGGTCGCTGCCGCTCATGTCCTGCCAGTGCTTGCCGTTGTAAGTCAGGCTGCCGTCCTCCACACCCAGGCCGGTCAGGGGCAGGTCTGCGCCGTTCAGCAGGTCCATGCGGGCGGTGCGCTTTGCCTTGATCTGCTCCGTCAGGGCGGTGTATTCCTGCGCATAGCGCTCGGCTTCGTCCTGAGCCTTGGATTTTGCCAGGTTGGCGGATACCTGCCGGTTGATCTCCTCCACATTGCGGATGCTCTGCTCCAGCTCGGTGGTGGATTCATCCTGCAGCTGGGCCACGGTCTTGGTGGCGGCTTCCTCCTGCACGCAGGCGGCGTTGTATTCCTCTACCAGCTGGCCGCGGTGCTCCTGCAGGGTTTTGAGCTGTTCCTCCAAGCGGGTCAGCTCATCCATGGCGCGGTGCTTGGCGTGGGTAATCTCGGTCAGGCGGTCGCGCTTGCGCTGGTTGTCGGCGTTATGGAGCAAAATCTCCTGCTGCTGTTGGATCAGCTCAATGGCACTAACGGGTTCGGACGGGGCGTCCGGGTATTCGGTCAGCTCTTCGGCGGCGTGGCGTTTCTGGGCGCCGATCTGGCCGATCACGGTGCGGCGGTCGTACAGGGCTTTGATCTCCCGGTCCAGGCCGGTCAAAGCATCCCCCACACCGATGATGTTCAGCAGGGTGTCGGCCTTGTCTTTATCGCTGGCCTGCATAAAGCGGGGCAGGTCCAGCGCCAGCGGCTCCACAAAAGCGTTCAGCAGCTGCTGGCCGCTGCGCTGGCCGGTGGGGTCCGTCACGGTCAGGCTGCTGTTTTTGCCCTTGCGCTCCACCACAACGCCGTTAGACAGGATCACTTTCAGGTGGGGCGGGGCAAGGGCACCGTCCCGCACAGCGGCGGTAGGGCGGAACTTCTCGCCGCCCAGGGCCCAGGCCAGGGCATCCAGCACGCTGGTTTTGCCCTGATTGTTGTTGCCGCCCACAATGGTCAGCCCGGTGGGGGAGGGGGTGAGGGCAACCGCCTTGATGCGTTTTACGTTTTCGGCTTCCAGAGCCGCAATTTTTACAGACATTTTATTGCCTCCGTTTGAATTTCAGTCAGGGTGTTGGTCAGCTGGTTGATGGCCCCGGCGCGGGTGTCCGGCGGCAGCTTGGCCAGCTGCGGCTTGACGGACTTCCAGGCGTTCTGCATGGCGCGCCCGGCCAGCAGCAGGCTGTCATAGGCGTTGCGGGTGTCCAGCTCGATTTGTTCCGGTGTGGCGGCGGCAGCTTTGGCGGCTTCCAGCTCGCTGCGCAAAGGGGCGGTCAGTTCATCGGCCAGGGTGTGGGCACGGCGGTTGATCTCATCCTCGTCCACAGCGGCGGCCACCGGCTGCGCTTTGGCGGCTTCGGCTTCCCGCTGGTATTTGTCGGCACGCATCCGGGCGGCATCGGCAACCTGGCGGGCACCGGCCAGCTGCTTTTCCGCTTCGGTGGCGCGGCGCAGGGCGGAATCTTCGTTTTTGTGGGCGGTGCGGTAGCTTTCCTGGGCACCGGTGGCGGCGGCTTGCAGCTGGCGGTTCTGCTCATGCAGGCCGTCAACATCGGCCAGGGCGGCATCGCGGGCGGCTTCGGCGGCGGCTGCGGCATTGAGGGCGTTCACCCGGTCGGCGCGCAGCTGCTGGTTTTCTTTCAGCAAATCCTGGTATTGCTTGTGGGTGGTAATGTCGCCGGATTTGACGGCCTGTACCAGGTCGGCGGGGGCGGTGGGCTTGGCGGCGGCATATAATAAAGAAGGGGAAAGCGAATCAAGGATTTTCTGCTGTTCGGGACTGCTGTTATCAAACAGAGCGGTAACTTGCAACAGACGGTAGGCCGCGGACTTGCTGACGCCTATACTCTCGCACCAACGGCGGAATGAATCCTCGCTGTATTGGTTGTTACGCTTGTCCCAATTTGGGACAAGCGCCTCATGCGCGATTGCTACCCCATCAGCCATGCGGCGCAGCCCAGCTTCTGCCAACCTCCGCCCTGCTGCGCATTCTCGTTCTGCAAGGTGCAGGTCATTGACCGTTTGCTCATCCAGCCCGCTGTAATCAAACGCCGGAGCCGAACAGGCAGTTTCCGCACCGGACGGGTTTGACATTGCACCGGAAGCATCCGCAGGGGAGCAGGGGCCCGGCGGGCAGCTGTTTGCATCCGCCTGGGTGGTCGATGTTTCCTCCGCCAACGTGGCAGCAGGGGCGGCCATAGTCACAGCAGCATCCGCATTCGGGGCAGTCGTGTTCACTTTGCATGGTGGTTCCTCCTTGTTGGACAGCGCGCGCAGGGCTTTTACCACAGCGTCCGGTACCTCGTAGTCATCCATCAGGATGCCGAAGCAGTACCCCAGCCAGTCTTTCTGCGTCAGGTCAGGCTCTTTGGTCTGGGCCTTGGCGTACTGCTGGGCGGCCCAATCGCTGGGCACCCATTTGTTTTGGTGTTTGTCCCAGAACCAGAACCTGTCGTGTTTTAAGGCGTACAGCAGGTGGTTGTTCTGGTTCTGGCAGATCATGTAGTCAGTCAATCTTCTACCTCCATGTCGATCAGCGCTTTGCGCTGGGCAGTGCCGGTGTCCGCGGCGTTGTAGCACAGGCTGATCTTTTCCAGTTGTTTGACCTTGCTGCTTGTTGCCTCGGCCAGAATGCCGCGCACGGTTTCGTGCAGCAGCAGTTCGGCATCCTTGCGGTTGTGGACAAAAGCAGCGCGGATGGCGTCATACTCGTTCATGGCGTTACCTCCACAGGGGTGAATTTCTGAAGCAACTCTTCGGCCAGCGGCATGGGCAGGTCCGTCATGCGGGCGTTGCGCCAGCCCACAAGACAGAGCCGCCCATAAAACCAGCGGCCATTGTAATGCCGGGTCGGCAGGCTTTGCCCAACCTGCGGTAGATAAAACAGCGCGGCAAACCGGTTGCTGATCGGGCAGCGCTGCGCGTACCCGCCCATAAAGCGCTGCAGTTCCTGCAGGGTGTCCGGCAGGCGGTAAAGTTCCGGCTTTGCGCCGGGGTCAATCACGATTCCGCGCATGTCGCCACCTCCCGCAGCGTGATGGCGGCCCAGCCGCCCAGCAGGCAGGCTGCCAGCCCGGCCATTGCCGCAGCCCCGCCGCCCTGGGTCAGGGCAGTTGCGGCGCACAGCGCGCCCAGCCCGCAGCCAAGCAAAGCAAAATTGGCGCAGACCTTGCAAACGCGGGCAAGGTGGGGTAGAATACAAGTGATGAATTTTTTCGTCTGGCCGTCACGGTGCTGCAACACCGGGGCGGCTGTTTTTGTTTGGGGCATTGTCGTTCTCCTTTCAGTTTAGCCGCACGCCGCGGGCGCGTAGCTCGGCCTTTTTGCGTTCCAGTAGCTCCTTGGCATCGGGACGCTGCATAAAGCGGTGGTAAAAATCCAGCGTTGCCGCCGCCAGCCGCTCGGTAGCATAGGGGTCCGGCTCCGCGGTGGTGGTGATTTTGATAGTGGCGGGGAGAGAGGAAGGGGTCAATAGGATACCTCCTTTTAGCGATGCTGCATAAGCCAGCGTTCGATTTTTTCGCAGATGTGACAGATGTTGTCAAAAAAATTGACTTTCTGCTCAGTAATAAGTATCTTTAACATAAGGGCAAGTTTGTCCATAAAACCTCCTAAGAAAGGAATGAGAATAATGAGCGATGAAAAAGAATCAAAAACGATTAACATTAGTCCCCTGCCAAGTTGTGTTGATGACACAGTGAAAGAAGCACTAAAGCCAGCAGCCAAGGGAATCGGAAGCCTTCTGGGGGATTTGCTGAGCATGGCAACGAATGGCATTCATTTTAAGGCGGAGAAAGCACGTATTCAGCAAGAGCATGACTTGGAAGTGTTCAAGGCTGGTCTAACAAAAAAGCTTGAAGAGAAGCCTGAGGATTGTCTGATTGAGCCGCATCTCCAAGTTGTCGGGCAAGCGATGGATAGTGCTAAATACTGCTTGAATGAAGAAGAAATTCGAAAAATGTTTGAAAATCTTATCGTTAATGCAGCTGACAAAAGATATCAGTCACAGGTCCACCCGTCATTCCCAACGATGATTGCTCAAATGTCGCCATTAGATGCTGAAAATTTGGCATTACTTAGAAATAGGGATGCGTACCCTATTGTTAGCTATCAACTTATAACTTCAGAAGATGGTGGATACGCTGATGGGTTCAAAAACTTTTTCCTTGGAAACGCAAACATGCAAAGCTTCCAGGACTTTGAGTTGCAAGCAGCATCTATGACATCGTTGAATCGATTGGGTTTGACGGAAATTAGTTATTCAGAACACTTTAGCGATAATGCTGTATATGAGCCCTTTAAACACACATTGGTTATGGAGGAGATGCAGAAAATAGTGCGTAATCAATCAATGTATAAGCGAGTGGATTTTCAAAGGGGATTGGTCAGGCTTACACCAATGGGAAAGACATTTGTAAGGGTTTGTTTCACCTCCTAAAAATTTCCAGCCCCTCCGGTTCAAAGTCCGGACTATGGGACAGGGGTTGTGGTAGAATGGTTGTAGCTGCTAGGAATGCTCCACAAGGTCATCAATGCGGACGCCGAAGTGGTCGGCAATCTTAGCTGCTGTTGACAAGGTAGGGCTGCGGAATCTGCTCGTTGTTCGCTTAAAGCGAATGTGCGGATAAAAAAATAAAATCTGCCGGGAATTTGTACACGCGTTCAATCTTCTGTACAGTCCCCCATTGAGGTACGGTTTTCCCAGATTCGTAATTTTGCAGCGTAGCAACGCTGACACCCAGCGCTTTGGCTGCTTCCTGCTGGTTTAATCCTGCGTTTACACGCGCAGCTGCAAGAGAAATTTTTGGGAATTTTTGGGTCTGCATATTTTGGATCACCTCCGTTCTATAATTTATTATACTCGCTTAAAGCGATATGTCAAGCTAAAAGCGAAAATATTTTCGCAAAATATTGATTTTGTTTTGCTTTTAGCGTATAATAACGACATGAGGAGTTGATTTTATGAGTGACAACGCCAAAATGGTTTTCGCTGAAAATCTAAAAGCGTACCTTAATAGCAAAGGATATACTCAGCTTGACCTTGCAACTTACATGAACTGCTCCAGCTCTACTGTTTCGGACTGGTGTAACGGGAAAAAGTATCCTCGTGTTGACAAAATGCAGCGTATGGCGGATTGGCTTGGTATTCAGATGTCTGACCTTACTAGCGAACATGACAAACTTGATGACGCCGACATAGCATTTTATAATCGTTATAAGCAGTTGACCGAGGAAGAAAAAGAAGATATGCGCGACTTCCTCGATCTTATGGATGCCCGAAGAAAACGTCGCGAGAAAGGCGTTTGATGTTTAGTACGTCAGAATTTTATAGCTATTGTCGGGTTCATGATGTGGATGTCATACCATTTGATAGGCTTCCGGCAGCTGCTACGACAGTGCGATATCATGGAGCATATGCGGTTGGGCTTAATTTTTCCCGGTTACATACCGTGCGCCAGATGCGCACCGCCATGCTGCATGAATCAGGCCACCTGCACACAGGCGCACTACATAAGGTAAACAGCCCGTTCCAGTTGGTGGAGCAGAACGAATACCGCGCCGATGCGGACGCGTTCCGCCGCTGCCTGCCGCCGGACGAGATCCGCACGGCAATGCGGGCAGGCTGCACAGAACCCTGGCAGTTGGCAGAATATTTTGACCTGGACGAAGACTACATAAAAAAAGCCCTGCACTACTGGACGCAGTGCAGGGGGATAAACTTTAATCAGTAAATCAAACCAGCCAGGAGGGAAGTACCATGTGTTCGATTCCGGAACTAAAACCTCTTGAATTGTATATTGGAACAAATGAAGCACAAAACGCGGTGGTATACCCGCTGGACCAGCTGCCGCATTTGTTGGTTTGCGGAATGAACGGGTGTGGGCGCTCCAGCTTTCTGCGGGCGCAGGCGGCAATTTTGGCACATGGGGCCCCGGCAGAGCAGTTGCGGCTAGTGCTGTTGGACGAGACCGGTGTGGAGTTTGTGCAGTTCAAGGAACTTCCGCACCTGTTAATGCCGCCGGTTTCCGCCCCGGAGAAAAAGGCTGGCGCCATGCGTGCACTGTGCATGGAACTGCAGCGGCGCTACTCTGTGTTTGCCAAGTGCGGTGCGCGGGAACTGGAGGATTATAACCAGCAGGCTGAAACGCCGCTGCCCCACATTGTTGCCATAATGGACGGCATGGAAGAGCTGCTTGCGCAGAAAGAATGTGTGGGTCAGATACAGCAGATCTGCCAGAAGGGCCGCCCGGTGGGCATCCACATAATTGCGGCGGCCCGGCAGGTTCCGGAGGAAGAGATTATTGCCGGATTTGCCAGCCGCCTTGCATTCCGCGTGGCAACAAAGACCGCGGCAAACCGGATGGGAGCCCCCGGGGCGGAACTGCTGCCGGTCCCCGGAACGGCATTATTCTCTCCCATTAACTATGCAAACCCTGTGCGGGTGCAGACCAAAGAACTGACCGACGAAGAAATTGAAACCCTGATCGCTCCCGTGGCAACTGGGCACCACTATGATGACGATTTTGTGCGGGAAGCCAGCAGGGTAGAGAGCGACGAATGGCCAGACCCCATGTATGAGTACGCACGGCAGTGCGTGATTGAAGCAGGGTATGCCTCCACAAGCCTTTTGCAGCGGCGCTGCAATCTGGGGTATGCCCGCGCGGCCCATATTTTGGACCAGCTGGAACAGGCAAAAGTTATTGGCCCTTATGAGGGGGCCCAACCGCGGGTGGTGCTGCCGCCATATGCAAAGCCCAAAGCTGCCCCTACAGCCAAAGGTATTAAGATCAATCGCAGCACTGTGAAGGAGACAAGCGCACCGGAGGAGAAACTCGTACAGCCCCAGGCAGAAGAAACGCCGGCGCAGCCACTGGTACCGGAAATTGTCGAAACGCAGCCGGAGATTCAACGCCAGGTCTCCACGGTGCAGGGGTGCGATGACATGGAAGGCCATGATTTTGAGCACCTGTGTGCGGATGCCCTGCGGGCCAATGGTTATAAACAGGTGCAAGTTACGCAGGCCAGCGGCGATTATGGCATTGATGTTCTGGCGCAAAACAATGGGGTATCCTATGCCATCCAGTGCAAGCGGTACAATTCGCCCGTTGGCAACCATGCGGTGCAGGAAGCCTATGCAGGTGCCGCCTATTATGGCAGCAGCGTGCCGGTGGTCCTGACAAATCAGGACTTTACCCCAGCTGCCAGAGAAATGGCAGCCTCCCTGGGCGTAAAGCTTTGGGGGCGCAGTGAACTGGACGACTTACTGCGCGTGTATGAATCGACAGAGCAGAGAAGAAAGCGGATGATCCTGAAAGTATTAAAGGTCGTCCTGAAAATTGCCCTGTATGCCATTGGAGCCGCCGCAGTTGCCCTGCTGGTTGTCGCGGCGGGAATCGTGGTTATTAGCGCATATGCCATGGTGTTTGCCGTTATTCTGATGTTTGCGCCAATCCTGGTTTTCTTCCGTCCGAAAAAGAGGCGGAGAAGGAGAAGGTAAAAAGAAAAAACGCCCCCGGTGTTGGCGCACCGAGAGCGTTTCCATAGATCAGCTTGCCCACAAAAGTGGATACAATCGACCCGACAATCGTATTGTACCACCTTGCGGGCAGGATTGCAAACCCAAAAGGTGATACCATGAAAAAGAAGCAACCAAATACCCGCCATGGCCGGGCGGCGATTTACGCCCGGTATTCGTCCCATAACCAGCGGGAAGCATCCATTGAACAGCAGGTCAAAGCCTGCCGGGAACTGGCCGTGCGGCTGGGGCTGGATGTGGTGGAAATTTACGAGGATAAAGCCATCAGCGGCAAATCCGACCGCCGCCCCAGCTTTCAGCGCCTGCTGCGGGATGCGGAAAAAGGTTATTTTGACTGCGTGCTGGCGTGGAAGTCCAACCGTATGGGCCGCAATATGCTGCAGGCCATGACCAATGAAGCCCGCCTGAAAGACTGGGGCGTAAGGACCTTTTACGCGGAGGAAGATTTTGACGATACCGCTGCCGGCCGCTTTGCGTTGCGCAATATGATGAACGTCAACCAGTTCTACAGCGAGAATATGGCAGAGGACATCACCCGCGGCATGATGGATAATGCCAGCAAGTGCCTGAGCAACGGCGCGCTGCCATTGGGGTACAAGGCAGGGGAGAACGGCCGCATTGTGCTGGATAAGGCGCAGGCTGCCGTGGTTCAGGAAATTTACACGCGGGTGGCCTGCCGGGAGCCTTTTGTGGATATTGCGGCGGATCTGAACCGGCGCGGCATCAAAACCAAGCGCGGCGGCCCGTGGACCAAAAGCAGCTTTTATACGATCTGCCGCAATGAGCGCTACCGCGGCATTTATATTTACGATGACGTCCGGGTGGAAGGCGGCGTTCCGCGTATTGTTTCGGACGGCCTGTTTTATCGTGTGCAGGAGGTGCTGAAAGTGAAAAAGACCCCACAATCCGCCCGGCATCATACCGGGGCAGAGGATTACCTGTTGACAGGCAAGCTGTTCTGCGGCAAATGCGGCAGGCCCATGACGGGCGTTTCCGGCACCAGCCGCTCCGGCGAAATGCACTACTATTACACCTGCCAAAAGCGCCGCCGGGAACACGCCTGTGATAAAAAGAACGTGATCCGCGAGCAGATCGAGAAGAGTGTGGCACAGGCCATCAAGCAGTATATGCTGACGGACGAGATGATCCAGCACATGGCCGATGCAACCATGGCCTACAATGCCCGCCAGGAAAAAGACCTGCACCTGCAGGACCTGCAAGGCCAGCTGGCCGCGGTCAAAACCTCCGCAGCCAACCTGCTCAAAGCCATTGAGATGGGGGTCATCACCGAAACCACCAAGGCCCGCATGGTGGAGCTGGAACAGGAACAGGGGCGGTTGAACGCCCAGATTGAAAACGCCCGCGCCGAACTGGTACCCATTACACGGGATAATTTTGTTTCACTGCTGCACATCTACCGGGATGGTGACATCAATGACAGCAAGTACCTGGCAAGCCTGTTTGAAACGTTCCTGGTGCGGGTAGATCTGTACGATGATCACTTCCTGATTTGGTTCAATCCCCTCGGCCAAAAGACCCCGGCTGATATCCCGATCACCAGCATAGAAAACGGGGATGTAGATGGAATTTTTGACGAATGTGGGAGTAAAAATGTGTTCGATTGGGGTGGGAAATGGTCCACCAAAATAAAAGCACCCGCCGTACCCCGGCGGGTGTTTTTGTTTTGGTGCTCCGTGAGCTGCTGAGGAGTCGAACAGGGCGGCAGTACCGCAGTACCAGCCCGATGGCCGATGCGGAACGAGGATGCCGTGCGTTCGTCATCCTCGGTGGAATCACTCTCATTATACCAGTGGTTTGCCCGGTGTTTGAATGCCCTGCGAACAGCCCGCCCGCCCCTCATGCAGGGCAGGCATAAAAATACCACGGTGCAGAATTTGCATCGTGGTTTCAACAAATGTTGGCGCGGCCATTACGGCACAATTTCCACGCCGGGCAAAACGTCCATGTAAAAACACAGCCGGTACTGATGCGGGCAGATAGAATTCATTTTGAACTGTTCCGGGCTGGTCACTGCGATCAGCATGGCCAGCATCAAAACAAGCAGCTTCTTCATTGCGTTCTCCTAAAAATGGGCATAAAAATACCACGGCGCAGAATTTGCATGCGCTGAATACTCTGGGCGGTGA